AAAGCTGAAACAAAATTCAACCGAAACTATCAGCTGACGATTGACCCGGACGACCGACAGGGCGAAATCGTCGTCACACTTCCATTTACTATCGAAATCGACATCACCAGAACCACATTCAGCTCGAGAAACGTTTGTCAGTTGCGCGTTTACAATCTCGGTAAAGAGCAGCGCAACCGCATTAGGTTCGACAACTGGGCGAACCTTGGCAAACCAAAGTACGTTACTCTCAAAGCTGGCTACGGTGACAACCTTGTCGAGATTTTCAAAGGCAACATTTCGAACGCTTGGTCTGTTCGTGAAGGTGTAAATTTCATCTCGCAGCTCGAAATGTACGCTGGTGGCTATGGTGTGTCGGTCGGTAAAACAAGCTTCGGGCCATATCCTGCAGGCACAAATCACGATTTTATCATCAGAGACGTTATCGAAAAGGGAATCCCTGGTGTTTCCGTTGGAGCTATCAGCGGCGAATTCCTGCTCAGCATCCTTCCTCGAGAGCGGTCTTTCAGTGGTAGCGCTGTTCAAATCCTAAACGACCTGACAGGAAATGCTTTTTACATCGACAACGGACGCGCAAACGCACTGAAGAACAACGAGTACATACAGAACACGCGCTCTCTGCCTGGTATCAACGTCGCCACAAACACGATCATTGTAAGCCCTGAAACTGGTCTGCTCGGAACACCGCTACGTGAGCAGACGATTGTTCACTTCGACATGCTTTTTGAGCCATCGCTGAACGTTGGAACAAAAGTGAATTTGCAAGCTGAAACTGAAGATTTATTTAATGGGCAGTACGTTGTTAAAACTGTCAAACACCGTGGCGTGATTTCCGAAGCGGTCAGTGGCACTCTGATCACCACAGCAGAATTTCAACTTTTAGATATCAGCGCGAAAGGTGTTTCAAATGCCATCAGATGATTTGCCACAGAATCTCATGGTCAGTCAGCCTGAATTGAGCGACACCGTCAACGCCATTGTCAGGCGCGCTCTCTTGAATGTGAACTGCTGCCACATTGCAACGATTCAAAGCTTCAACGCGACACTGCAGACGGCCACCGCAACTATCAACTACAAAAAAGCCTTTTTACAAATTGACGAGAACGGCGCCAAAAGTCAGCGCCTCGAAGACTATCCCATCATTTCAAACGCGCCTGTGATGCTTCAGGGTGGTGGAGGATTTCAACTCACTTTCCCAATTAAAAAAGGCGATGAGTGCACAGTTTTTTTCAACGACCGCGATCTTGATAACTGGTACATGGGGAAATCAAACTCAGCTCCAGCGACTCTGCAGATGCACTCGTTCGGAGATGCGATCATTTTTCCTGGCATTCACTCACTCGCAAACGTAATTCTTAACTATTCGACGGACGCGGCAGAGCTTCGAAACAAAACCGGACTCTCTAAAGTTTCGGTTTCTGATAGCGAGTTGTTGTTGAAAAACGCAACGACCGAGGTTTTGTTGACTTCGTCGAGTATGCTCACTGAAGTTGGCCCGACGACATCGTCAGAGCTCACAGCAACCGGAAAGTTCAGTGTGACAAATCCAAGTGGAGAAGTGATCGCCCTGCTTTACGATATGATTCAGCTGCTAGCGACTTCGACGACTCCGAGCGGCCCTCTATCAAATGCTGCCGCAGTTGCTGCAAAGCTCGCACTTTTTACTACATTCAAAGCGTGAGGCGAAAATGATCATCAGAGCGACAGACGAAAACGGCGATTGGACTTTCGGCAAGGGCCGCAACAACTACCGAAAAGACAATCAGGCAGTGATTCAAAACATCGACTCGCGCCTACAGGCTTTTCTTGGTGACTGCTTTTTCGACCAGACCGCAGGAATCGACTGGTTCAACTTGCTTGGAAACAAAAATCAAATCGCCATGAATCTTGCAATCGCAAAAACAATCCTCACGAGCCGCGACGTTGTGCAGCTTTTGCAGCTGAGTGTGAACCTTGACCCTGTCACTCTTGCCTTCAGCGCAACATACATGGTCGATAGCGTTTACTCGTCGACAGTACAAACAACCGAATTTAATCCTGAAACAATTTGAGGTAACAAATGCCAAACGTACTGGACGCCGAAGGGCTACAAACCGCGACCCGCGAAGAGCTTGTGACATATTTCACTGAAAAATATCAGCAGATTTACGGCGACGACATAAACCTTGATTCGAACACACCAGACGGACAAATGCTAAACATCTTCGTACAGGCGACTATTCAAACGAAGGTGCAGTCTATTGCAGGACTTGAAAACGTGATCGTAACAGGGACTCTGTTGACCCAGTCACTCACATTTTCAAACCTTGGCGACCTTGACGAGTTGATCGGATGCAGATTCACGACAGTGTTTGAAGTAAAAATGACCTGCGAATATCAAAACGTAAAAAAAGCTACTGGTATCGACGGTGAGTTTGTTTTTACACCTGAGAATGTTTTCCTACTTCCGATGCAACTCGTCCCTAGAAATCAGCAGGTAGCTTCTGGTGATACTCTTCAGTTCACCGGAAAAGGTGGATACGGAACATACATTTACGCATTTATAGGCTTTCCACCATCTGGAACAACAATCGACGAAGCTACAGGCATCTTAACCGCTGGTGGAACACCTGGTACAGCTACGGTTCGAGCGACAGATAGTTTCGGAAACACAGGTTCGACCAGCGTAGAAATCATCTGAGGTAAAATAAAAATGGCTGAAAATACCATCACGACCCTCGGAGTTGTTGAGTACTACCGAAACCTGCTCATCAAGCAGTACTCTGATAAAGAAAAAGCACGCGCGACAATCGCAACTGCAGCGAGCGCTGCCATCATGCCGCAGCAGTCGGTTTACGAAATCACGTTCAGAACAGCGCCGGCATCTGGCACTTTTGTGATTGCTTACGGTGAGACGACACTCACAGCAATACAGTGGAACGACACAGCAGCGACTGTGCAAACACTTTTGCGCGCGCTCCCCGGCCTCGGAGCTGTGACAGTGGTCGGCGAGATATCGTCTCTGCTGATGAAAATAACGATGGTTGGAGTGCCTGCACCTTCAGAGGCAATCACTCTAGTCTCAAGCACACTGAACACAGACGACCCAGTGATACTTGAAACAGATGAAACACTCCCGCTCGCCGTGCTAAACGGTTTCAACATTCTTGGAACCAAAACCGCAGTCGGCGCGCAGCTTGATATCATCGGAAAATACGCTGGCGTTTTGCGCTCGTTTCAAGGTTTGACGGCTCGCATCACTCTCGACGACGCGGATTTTTTGACTCTGATTCGATTTGCAGTTGCAGTGAATACGCTTGGCAGCTCGCTCTACGACATTCAATCGGTGCTTAATTTGTATTTTCCAGACGACATCACACTCGTCGACGACGCAATGATGCACTTCACTTACCTGATGACACAAAACGTCGGCTCTAGAGATTTGATTGAGATGCTCATAACTCAGAAAAAGCTACCTAAGCCGACAGGTGTTGGCATGGTTGTGATTTACGCTCCTGTGGCGATTAACTTTTTCTCGATGGTGACTTACGAATCAGGCGGCATGCAACCAGATGACACTTCGCCAATGAACACTTACGCAGACTATGAACTTGATAGACCTATGCTTACTTACTCTTACGCAGTTTAAAAAGGACAATCACCATGGCAAAAATCACAAGAGCTCTACAAAAGATTTTCGGCGAATCCGCCGGTGCTACTGGAGTCGCTGTTTTTGGATCTCTGAAAGATGGAACGACGACATACTCTTACAACGCCGAAACGATTCAAAACCTCCCTGCGTTTTTGGAAGGATGGTACGGCGCACTTATCGGTCTAAACTCAATGGCGGTCGAAGACAGAAATGCTCTTGATTATTTGTATGCGAGACAGCTCGCATATTTGTTTCAGGCTGGAATCTCCGAATGGGACGATAGCACTGTTTACTACATAAATAGCTTTGTGAACTTTGGCGGAGTCATTTACAAATCACTGACCGATGACAACACGAACAACACTCCACCAAACGTAACTCACTGGGTGGAAATTTACGTCCCTGCAACTGACACAACCACAGGTTTACTTTCTCACCTCGCGCAAGACATCGGAGGCGTAAAATCATTCAAAGCAAACTCTACGAGTTTCGGAGCTACTTCACTCACAGCGGTTAAGACTTTTATTTCTGGGACAATTGCAAATGGTGGCACGTTTGACTTCGTCCCTGGATCGTCGAACTTTATAGGAACGATTCACGTGTTCGCTGAAAGCACGGCATCGCCAGGAAATAAAACAGCTGCTGTCTATCAGGTTTTCAACGTTGATGCCGGTGCAGCCCAGAGCGCCCAGATAACAGGCACGGCGGTGACTAGCTCCTCTGGCAGCACATTTACAGTATCTCTCGCGGGAACTTCGACTGTTCGAATCACAAACACGTCAGGAGCATCAGCGACGTACAAAATAAGCATGTTCGCCACACTAGCGTAAGAAAATTTGACTATTCGCAGAACATGCCGGGAAAAACGACTGCCATCTATTTTACGCAAAAACAAAACTGAGTTAAATTAAAGCCTACGCAAGCAGCAACCTTGAAGAGTACTACCGATGAACTGCGAAGTGCTTCGATGACCTTTCTAGAATTTACATTTGCAACCGGCGCTTCCGTGTTTGCGATGCTCATTACGATCATTGGTTTTTTTATCACCCGTACTCTCAACAAAATAGAACAAGACATTGCTGTGATGAGTCAAAACACATCTGAGCTCAAGAGCTTCGCGTCTCGTGTCGATACGGTGCTCGCTTACCACGACAGAGAGATCACAGAAATCTATCGGATGCTTGAACACGACCGAAAATCCAGTAACGTTTAAATGTCTCCAAACCATCAAAGAGGTAACAAAATGTTAGAACACGTAGCACACGAAAAAGTCGAAGATATTCTAGGCCTGCTTTCAGAAGTCGCTGTGGCCGTCGTAAAATCTAAAGAAGATGGCGACCTCGACATCGAAGACATCAAGCACTTCCTTCCTTTGGTGAGCTCGGTTGGTCCTGCGATTCAAGCTCTTTCTGGCGTAGGCGAAGAGATTCAATCAATGACACCTGCCGACTGGCTCGAAGTCATCAGCTCAGTGATCAAAAAGCTAGGTCCAATCGTGAGCCCGAAACTCGAAGCGATTGTCAAGCAATCACTCGTGTGCACAATCGAAGCTGCAAAGCTCATCTCTGTTATCAAGGGCTGAGTGTCAAAACCTCGACCGTAAACTTAAGGCCCGCTCGATGCTTTCGGGTGGGCTTTTTATTTGGAGTAAACAAATGGAACTTGTTTCCCCCGCGCCTAAAGAAGTGTTTTTCACTACGCCGTCAGCATATCTCAAGACCAAAACCGACCGCATCACGTTCAACCCAAGCACCAATT